TGAGTGGACCTATTGTCATGGTGTTGGTTAGTAGATGTGTAAGTAAGGGAAGGCTAGGTAAACGCCTATCAGTATAAGAACGAACCCGCCAATTTTCTTAATCCAGATCATTCTTGAAGCGTTGTGGACCAGGCCCATGCTGAGGCTACTCATGTATGCTATTGCGAGCATAGGGACAGCGAGGCCTAACGAATAAACGAATAACATCCACGCTCCGGTGAGTGGGCTTTCTGACACTGCTACCATCGTGAGGACTGCTGCCAATACTGGGCCAACACAAGGGATCCAGATGATACCGAGTGCCATACCTAAAAGGATACCACTAACTAATCCTTCAGAGGGAATTGAATAGGTGTGATAACTGAGTCGGTTAAAGAAGTTTAGTTGTTGTGTGAAAGGGAGGTGGATGTCGAACAGCATATAGAGGCCCATAAAGACGAGGATCCCGATGGATGCTGCGGTCAGGTAGATTTGGAACTGGCCGAAAACCTCCCCTAATGTTCCGGCGAGGACACCCATCAGCACGAAAGTCACGGCAAGGCCCATTACAATAGCAAGGGGACGTAGCTTACCGCGTTCGGTGGTGGATGCCACTATCGCTGGGAGTAGGGGGAGGACACAGGGGCTGAAGATTGAGACGATGCCAGCCAGGAAGGCTATGGGTTCGGTCAGTTCTTGCATCTTAGAGTAGCCCCGCAAGTCTTAGGATAATCAAGAGTATGATTATCACCACGAGAATGTAGATTAGTTCAGTCATCTCTGTTGAGCTCCTTTTCATCAAACAGTTCTTTTTCCAACCGTGTTACTTTCTTTTCAAGTCGACCGATCTCCGTGTTTAAGACTACCGCTTCCCCTTCGAGCGTGTCTATACGCGGAGTGAGCCCATACAACAAACATTTAGTATCCTCGCACTTCGCGTGGATATTACAGTAGTATGAGGTCTCTGTCTGCCAGGTCTTGTGGTCGTCTTTATCACGGCCAAAGGCCATCGTCCCCACACTTCTATAGTTGGGACAATCTCTGCATTTTTCACTGTAGTGGTTTATGAATCCCATATTTATTCACCTCCTCTTCTTACTGGCTTTCTTTATCGTCTTCTTCTTCTTCTTGACGTGCTGCGGGAGCTTCTTTCCTTTAGGTGTGACAGACTCCCATTCAGAAGCCATCGCTGGTTTGTTCTTGTACATCCAGCGCCGTTGTGCTTGTGATAGGAAGGGCATTATGAGGCTCCGTAGATCATTTGAACGGCGTATATATCAGGCGGTGATAGGCTGTCTTTGTAGGATTCAGCAGTGTCGGCCTCACCATACATTGTGACGTAGCTGAAGGCTGAGTTGTAAATGTCATTGAGTCCTACAACGTGGCCGAACTCGTGGGTGGCTGTGTTCTGTAGGTCGTAGGTGTTAACGGGGAGGTGGAGGGGACCTTCCCCGTCGGGGTCATTGCCCCAGAGGTAGTAGGTGTTGAAGATCATGTCAATCTCTCCGTTACCCCACGTCCATGTCTCTGCGAGGGTGCCGGTGTCAAGCGGTCCGAAGCCGATGGTGTTCTTACCGTCGAGTTGGCAGGGGGTTGAGTTCCCAGTGATGATCGGCTTGAATCTACCGGCGGGTATTTTAGAAGCCCAAGTATTCATCGCTGCCTGGAGAGCACCCAAGGTCCCTGGGGGAGATCCAGCTGGGTTAAAATAAAACTGTGTGTTGGGGTTGACGTGGGTTCCTGAGAGGATGTAGGAGCCGTAGGGAGGGACTGCCGGAGTCGGCGTTGGTAGTGGAGGAGTTGGTGAGGGAGTAGGAGTAACTGTAGCTTTCGGCGTAGGCGTAGGAGATGAAGTCGGCGTAGGCGCAAGCGTGACATATACCGTCGGGGTTTGTGAAGGTGGGGTCGGTGTGACATTTTTAACACATCCAGTCATGCTTATGATAATGAGTAAAGCTGCGAAGGCTACCAACAGCTTAACGGTAAAAGTCATAGATTGCCAGTGCGTGTAGGAAGAGCTCGAACCGCTGCTCGTAGTCCTTGCGGTTCATTATGTGTTTTGCTCGGATGGATCCTGATGGAAGTGTGTGGAGGACCATACAGGTGTCGGGGTAGTCGCCACACATCTCACCCCAGGCCATTGCATAGGCGGCACATTGGATCTCCATTGACTTGTGTGTGGATTTCCCTGTCTTGAGGTCAATGAGCATGAGTTGCCCATCTTTGTTGCGGCCTATGGCGTCGGCTGTTCCTGCGTAGTGATGAGTGTCGGAGTGAACCTGCACCTCAACTGAGGGTGCCTGAGCTCCGATGGCTGTTGTGTAAGTGACTGGTGTGAATCCCCACTCGGCTATCCAGGAGTCGAGTTGCTTGAGGGCTTTGGTGATGACCTTGTCACCCACGTAGGGGGTCATGTCTACCTCTTCACCCTTGAGCTTGCGTTCCAAAAGCTTGTGGAGCTCCTTACCACGGTCTCCAGCTGAGTCTCTGATGATAAGGTGACGCTTCTTGGCTGCGGCTAGGGTTTCGGGGAGTATGTGGGGGATCTGGTAGGGTGTCTTCTTGAGGGGCTCTAGCGTCTGCTCAATGTATTCTACCGCCGAGTTTGCCGCCCATTGGATGAGGTGTTGTTTGTTACCTACGATCCCAAGGACGTGGGTAACACGCGGCATGGTTTCGCCCTTTACTGTGTAGAACTCTTTATCCATCTTTTAGTTCCTTGATCCACTGGAGGCGTCGTTCGTAGTTCTGGTGTAGCCTCCAACAGTCTGGACAGTAGTGTCGGCCATGGTGGTATATAATATATTCATCTTTGACATCTTTTAAAGAGCGGTAGCACTTGTCACAGATGAGTGCAGGAGCTCCGCTGTGGGTTTCTAAATACACGCTATGGGTATATCTGTTCTTACCCTATAAATCAATTTGCATATTGTATGCACAAGAGTGAAAAAAAAATATTACCAACGTCTGCCGCGCACCAGATCTAAAATATATAGGGGGGTTATACCAAACTCTTCAGCAAGTTGGTTTTTATTACCTCGTTGGTTCTGATTGATACCTCGTGAGTATCGTCTGCGGATCTCATCTGCCATTGCTTGTGTCAACTTTGCTTTTCCTTTACTCTTTAAACGCCCTTTTTTGACACAGTCTTGCATATTATCTTTTTGAGTTCCTAGAAATAGGTGTCTAGGATTGTAACATGAGGGGTTGTCACAGTGATGAAGAACCTTTATTCCTTCAGGCACCTCGCTAATAAATAATTCATAGTAGTACCTGTGTGCCTTAACTTGTCTCTTCTGCTTAGGATCCCAGATCACCCCATATCCTAAATGATCTTTTGCACGGGGCCATATCCAACAGCCGGTCATTTAATTACCCCTACAACCCCAGCATAATCCACAGGATAGCGAAGGGCGCTAGACACAGTGCACATATAATGAAGTATAGCGGCCAGGAAAAGTGTTCAGTTTCTGTCATTTAGATTCACCTTCCATTAACTCTAGTGCTTGTAATACCAAATCGTAAGCGTCATCCTCTTGACCTGCGTAAAGCAGCTCTCTAATCCGTTTAAGAAGGATGTGTACTTCTGTTATTGTGTCATCAATTTTAAAACGCAATATACCATCGCCTGATTTAGAATCAAATATAATACCAACTATTTCGTCAGTCATGGTGAGCCTTCTTTTTCTTTCGCAAACTGCCGTAAATCAATTCGTAAATCCCGCCAATTTCTCACTGGAAAGTCGGGGTCTTCTGAATCAAATAACAAATCATAATGCTCAAGATTGTCTTCTAACCACGTTATTACGGCTTCAATATTAATGAGGGTCATTTTTATTCGCCTTCTTTTATTCCACCCCAAAATATTCCTGCTTCAACCATTCAACCTCTCGTAGCGGATCCTCTAGGTGTTTAGCGTAAGTAAAAAACGCTAATGCCGAGAGCATCCCTAGCACTGCATAAAGAAACATACCCTCACCGAACGCAATTGCACCTATAATAAAACTAAGTAGCACACATAATATAGATAGGGTGTGATCAAAGGATTGAAATTTCATTTCTCACCCTCCATTGATTTCACATAGTCGGCCCAACAGGCAGGGTGTAGATATTGAGTGGCCCCATCTATTTCACAATAGTAGTGTTGATCTGTCCTGGTGTGGATGGGCTTGCCACATTGGGTACACATTGCGGTGGTCATGACTAACCCCTTCGCTGGTCAAGCCAACAGCGGATGTTTGTGTAGCCTACTTTCATGCCAGCCCAGTATGCTTTCATTGGTGATCTGGAACCAAATCGACACTCCTCTGCTGCTTCGCGTTCTTCTACCTCTTTGATCTCGTTTTCTATGTGCTCTCGGAGGCATTTCTCAAGGTCTTTACCTATGTATCGCTTGAAGTGTTCCTTGAGCTCCTCCTCAGATAGTGAGTACGGGTAGGCTGCAATGCCTTCGGGTTTGGCGGGACCCCATATACAACGGTTGACCTTGTTTTCTAAGTCGGTCAGGTGGCGCCTGAGTACTTTAACTTCGCTACGTAGTTCGTCAATATCCTCACAAGTCATATCAATTCCACCTCACCTTTGTTTTTCATCTGTTCAAAGATCTGGCCCCGCACACTTTCGTCGGTGATGACAAGGATGACTACGGGGAGTGAGTCTGGGATACCAATGTCGAGGAGTTTTACTTCACCAATGACAATTCCATTAGAGGTTAGGTCCATATCGGTCTCCCTTTTCTATGCGAGTTAATCGTTTTCTTATATCTTCCAGGGCTGTGGCTGTTGCCCTAGCAAAAGCCTTGAAGTATTCAATCTCTGATTCTATCTCTGGTTGTGTCCTCATTATATTCTCCTCTCGAAAGCACACTGAAGGATATCCTTAGTGCGGTCGATGTAGTTGTTGCAGCTATAGCAACGGCGAATAGAGCTCAGGCCGTTGCGATCTTTCTTGGTCCACCTGTGCATAGGACACTTGACTCTTGCTATCTGCATCCTATAGCCAGACCAGTTGATAGGCATTTCGTGAGCTACTTGCATATAATATACACTAGAACGTGAAGCTATTTAAAGTTACTTAGAGTATAATATATAAACCGCTGGCTTTAATATCGCTGGGAACATACCCATAACACAAGTGGATCTTTTCTCATGAGTAGAGGCCCCTGAAAGCTTCCTTTTCTCAGTGATGATGGGTTAAGCCTTCCTAGCGACCTTCCTAGTGATTTACTCTGCGGCTAAGTTGGGTGGATTTGGGTAGTTTAGAGATATAAAAAATAATACAATGTTGTAGGGGTATAGCACTTATTATATATATCAATTGTGCATACGCGATGCACATTGATATACATCAGCCACTCTTTTTAAGATGTTTGTTTAGATTTGGAAAGAATCACTAGGAACGAACTAGGAAAGCTTATAAATCATGAAAGCTATGAGTATTTTATGCAGTTAAATGATATTCTTGGGTCCCACGCCAACCGCGAGGCCATCCTAGTGCGGCTAAAAGCGAAGTGTGTGACTGCTGGCGAGCTAAATGATCCTCATTGGATATACAGCGGATCGCACCAAGGCGATGGGCAATTTTTTCTGAATCACCGAGAGGTTGCCCCGCGCCCTGGACAGATCCACATACCAAAAGGCAAGACAGTATCTGCCCGAAGGCTTATGTATCTTTTGCACTTCGAGCGTATTCCTGATGGTGAAAAAGTTGAAACAGTATGTAAAATAAAAGCTTGTATGAATCCTGCACATCTCACCGTACCAGGGCAAGAGGTCTTTGAGCAAGCAATGATAGAAAACAAGTTGAAGGTAGTTAAAAAGCAAAAAGAGTTAGAGGCTGCGGACCTCACTGAAATAAAAAGAATCCTCCAAGATGCTAAGCCCGTTGAGCGTTATAGGGTGGTAAAATAGATGCAAGAACTCCCCTCATTTCTTACTAGGTATCACAGCATCAGGATAGGACTCCGCCTCAACGATGCCCGTTTAAGAAAATATAACCTTTCAATAAGCCAGATAAGTTCTCTTTTTGAAGTGCAAGAGGGATATTGTTTTTATTGTGGTGTGTGTTTACCCCCATATACTGTGGAACATAAAACACCACTTTCGCGAGGGGGTACGTTAGACCTTTCTAATGTAGCCCTATCATGTAGGTCTTGTAATATAAAGAAAAAGACAAAGACGGCAGAAGAGTATTTTGAGTACCTAACCCAAAGAATGTAAGTGCCAAGACCCCCCAAGAAAGGGGGTAAGAGGGGTTTAAATTACTCTTACACTAAGGGGGTTAGCGCTGATGGATAATAAATGTTTGTGCGTATCACCCAACAGCTAGGAATATATTGATCTGTATAACGATAAGTACCACAAGGAGCACCGCACCGACCCCCATCATCATACGCCCCCATCGGAGCATATTATAGTGCTCTATCAATGTGCTATTGATCTCTTTTGTCTGTGCCGAGATTGCTGCTATGCCCTTAAAGATCGCGGCACATTCAGACTTACTGAGTAACTCTTGTATCTCGGCATTGGTAAACACACCTTCCTGAAAACAATCACTGATTGTTTGAACCGTCTTTGTGTCTGTTGTCGATGTTTCGTATTGCATATTCACCCTCCCAGGGATCCTATGCCAAGTAATTAGTATGTTATTGTATATATAATAAACCTAAGCGTCAAGTATGAATTATTGTATAAAATGTCAAGTATGAAGGGAGCCACAGAGGCACTCCTGGGAGGGTAGTGTCGGCGCTGTGGCTTCCCCCACAGTAAAAGAAAAGATAGTATTTAAATCTATTTATTCAACACGTGCTTTTTCACGCAGTCTGCGTGGTTGAATTTTAAGAACCGTGGCAACCCGCCGTATGAGCTCCTCATCAGGTTGAAACGTAACACCACTCTCAATACGGCTGTAAGTGGGTTGTGACGTATGGACTAAGCGCGCCATTTGTGCCTGTGAGAGACCTCTCTTTAGCCTCGCTATCCGCATGTTGTTTGCGCGTTTTATAATATACAGGTCATCGTTAAATTCGTTCTCCGCTTGGGGCAAATCCTCTCACCTCCTAGGGCGTATTTTATATACAGTACGTATTAGGGGTTCACTTGTATAAAAGGCTTTGCAACAACAAACGACAATATTGATAAAAAAAGACAACAGCCGCTCACGGAGAGGGCTGTTCAGGTTGTACGGGCAGTTTTTCAATGACGGCCTTACCTAACCCATAAATTCCACTGCTCAAGAGGCCTAATACAAAGCCATCCCTAAGAGCGAGCATTGGGTCAAAGTTAGGATACATCATAGATACACTGACAAATATTGCCATTGATAACCCTAATACTAATATAGGGACCAACTTTGGCATAAGTACGGGGTTTACTCTGGGTTCTAGTGCGGTCTTGATAAACTCAACGAGCACTATAACGAGGCCAGCGACACCCATATACACGGTCGGGTCGATAGTATCACCTCGTATAAAATATGCAGTTGCGACAGTATAAAGAGTTCGATTTATTAGGACTAAGCGATCTTATTACCGGCAGTCATCCAAGTCTTTAAGTCAGTGGTGGTGCCACTATTGGTAAGTGCTGCTGTCTGACCACTATCTTTAAGATAGTTCATTGTAACCATATTGTTAGTGGAGCCAGTTCCAATCCAGATGCCTTGGGACGGTCTGGGGGCTGTATCTCCTTTATGACAAAGGTTCTGGCTGACAAGGTTCTCACTGCTATAGTATCCCGACGCTTCGTCGTAGATGGCTATGTTTGAACCAGTGTTATCGGTGTGGGTGTTTTGAAAGCAAACATTATAGTTGCATACACTACGTGCTACCGCTGAAAGAACTATCCCGTTACGTGCACAGTAAAATATGTTGTTACTGTTTATGACCCCCCCACTTATTGTGGCAGCTGATACGTAGGGGGCGCGTATGCCGTCTTTACTAGCGTTACTGATGTTGTTAAAGGATAAGTTCGCGTATCCTAAGCTGTCCCCATAAAGGATCCCATAGCCTTCGGTGTCTCGGATGACGTTACCTATAACAACGTTACCTACAGAGTCAGAGTCCATATCAATCCCCCCAGCCGTTCCTTTATAGATAACGTTATTAGTAAAGAGGTTCTGTAGGCCAGTACTATCCAGTATACCCATAAACGGCGACCCCACACTATCTGGCGCAGATGAACAACCTATAACCCCACAATGAGTGCACTCAAAGAAATTATAAGCGGCTACGGCGTTTGTTGTCACTACACACCCCTTTATCATGCTGTCACTACATTGGTACAAATAGATCCCACTGTATTCTAAAGCAGAACAATTAGCTATCTGAAGAAACTTAGAATTATCACCATACAAAAGAAAACTCCCAGCACCACTCGCCTGCCGCCCTACGTTTGAGCAGCCATCAACAACAACGTGCTGACATTCTGTAAGTTCAATCCCTTCGTACACATTGTCACTAAAGTGAACTTTTTGGATGCTTATGTATGGGACCTCTATGCAGTTGGTAAAAAAGATCCCTTTTTCACACGTGTTCGCCAATGATGTGCCGCCATTTCCAACGATAGTTAGATCCCGTATAGTAATTCCTGCGTTCCCTTCGTTCCCGTCATAGTTTTCGATAGCGTAATATCCGACACCACCGTAGCGTTTTAACTTAGTGGCACGCCCCATACCACAAAGAGTGATATTGTCATAGAGTTTAATGGAAGCCGCGAGAACGTACGTGCCGTCGAGGATCATCACAGTCCCCCCACCAACAGCGTGTGCCGCGTCAACAGCCGCTTGGATCTGCACGTCATCTGCCGTACCATCACAAATGAAGTCGGCTCCGGCCTTCTTTAAAGAGGTCGTTGTGGCCACGATCTGTGTGGCTTGAATGGGTCCAATGTCACAGGCAAGGTGCTCCCATTGCTTTTCAAGGTTTGTTATCCGTGCGTAAGTATGAACAGCCGCTGCTGATGGTGCCGCAGCCCATGTATGTCTAGTGTGGGGTATGCGCCACCGTTCACTCTCAAAGTTCTGGGCATCCTCGGTGTCGGACAAGACCCTATTATAGATACAACAAAGGAAAACGCGCCCCTTTAGATATTCTCCCGCACCGATTCCGTAGACTCCGTGGCCGCCTGGTGGGCTTGCGTTGGTCGCTGAGTTGTTGAGGGTGCCGTTAATGTATATCTTTGTGTTATTAGCCCCCCCATCTGCATCGTGAGTGATGAGAATATGATTCACTTTTCCAAACGTGACATTGGCTAAACTTGAAATAGTGATGAGGGGTGCACCCCCTAACTTTGACACAAACCAAAACTTTGTCGCAGAGTCATCATAGTAAAGAGCCCAACCCGTCCCACCAGACATATCACCAAAAATGAGTTGATCAGCCCCAGTACTAGCACTTATCGAACAGATCACCTCAACAGAGAAATCATCAGTGAGAGTGTATGTGTCATTCATTTCCATATACGCACTCGTACCATTAAACCCATAGAACTTTGCATGGCTTGTCGCCACCCCCTGCACACCCCCAAAGTTGAGGAGGTCGTGGGTGCCTGGGGTGATTCTGTTAACAATTGGGCCTATCGACTCTTCCATGTCATATCTAGCAACACAACCCACCATCGTAGACTCATATATCCGTTGGGCTACTCCAAGGGTTACTTGTGGGATAAGTGGATTAGTGGTGAGTCCTAAGTTTGCACCCGCATAAGTGACTTGGTTGGCGACACTTACGCCAACATAGAAAAGATAGTAATTACCATTGTCATATAAAAAGTCCCCACACCCGACGTTACCCCCGTCCCACCCATCAGCTGTCGGGATAAATATTGGATTGTCAGTGTACTTATAATAATTGTGCGTGTCTGCGGTCTTGGCTATGTAGATACTTCCGTCTCCACCAGTACCGCACGTATATAAAATGTAGAACATGCCACCACTGTCATTATTGTGATAAACCGCTGGGGCCATCGCACCAGGGGTGGTGGGCTCTCCTAACGCTGCTTCGCAGAATATAACTGGGTTGCTTCCATACTTAGTCCATGTGAGCCCATTTGTGCTCGTGGCAAGGCCGATGCTCAACGCACCTAACCCATCCCCCCCTGTCGCTTGATACCACATATACCAGTGGGTGCTATCTATCCTAACGACTGTAGGATACGCTACATAATAACAATCCCATGCTGGCGATGTTCCCCAGTTAAGGACTGCCGTATGGCTATATAATGTCCAATTTATTCCATTAGGAGATGTCGCCAAAAATATTGACTGTTGACCAGTAGCAATAGGGCCTGTCTGCCCCCCTACGTGGAAGTAACAGTTTAATAAGCTGGTGCTCGGATTCCATACAACCTGGGGCGACGAAACGTGGAGTGCTGAAGGTGAACCCCCCAGTATAGAGAATGGGATCACAGGGGTTTGACTGTATAAACTCCAAGGCCCTTCTGGTGTGGGGGCAGTATAAAGAAATATCTCCCCTGGGGAGGCGTGTGGGGAGGTATATAGATAATACTTATTAATTGGGTTTGCTATCGTAGTGGTCGATGTTTTTATTAAACTAAAAACGTTAAATTCGCCATCAGTTGATGTAGGAAATTCAAGTAGTGGCCCCCCAGCACCATAGCGCGTATAGGTGAGGGGAATGCTCCCAAAATTAGTTGTTGTTGGGGTTGTCATCACGCCACCTTATTCCCTGCGGCCATCCAACCAGTTTTATCGGTGGATCCCCCATTGTCGTATATGGCTCCCGATGACCCCCCTTCCTTAATGTTGTTCCCTGTTACTAAATTATACGCACAGTTGGTGCTTCCAATGTCGATACCCCACGTGGGGTATTTGGGGCCACTTCCTTTATAGCACAAGTTCCCTGTTACTGAATTGTAAGAACTATTCATGTACAGGTAGATATTTGGCCCTGCAAGGACCTGTGCATTGGCGGTTACGTTGTTTCCTGCAATAACATTCCGTGTCGAGCTGTAGAGGTATATGCCATACCCACCGTTCATATATACGACGTTTGATGAGACCTCCCCTCGATTGCAGGACTCAAGTTTGATGCCATCGTAAGCGGTGGAATAAGAACAGGTGTTCCCGCTGATAAGTACATAGTTTGAACTAACCGCCCTGATATTGTAACCATTCTTGTAAAATGAGTTTCCGGTGATGTTAGTATAATGACTTGCGCTTGACATCCAGGCACCATAAGAGGTGTTGTTGCGGAACGTGTTGCCAGCAAGCGCCGTATATGCAGAATCGTTGATATAAATACCCGCAACAGTATCATAAGATGTACAACCAGTCACCGCTGTTCGTACTGTACTATTAGTAAGGGAAATGCCAGAGCCAGTTGTCGAAAACCAGGCGCTGTTTGAGATGATTGAATCGTTACAACCATACAACCAGATTCCGTTAGTGCTATCACCACACGTACAGTTTGTCACTGCCACGTTTGAAAGATCACATCTGATAAGTGCTTCGTTACCCACCTTTCCACAGCCGGTCAAGACACACTTGTCGATAAGCACGGTCTTTGAACCATAAACATGAATACCATAGTCACGAACATTCTTGATAAAGCAGTTGCGTATGATAATCCGCCCAGAAGTATCGGTGCAGTAGTTGATGTTCATACCGTACTGGGTGTTCGCCTGGGCGCCTTTGTTGCCGTCAATAGTTAAGTCTTTAATGACAATATTCTTGTTACCAGGCGCCGTGTAGCTATTGTTCCGAATGGCACTAAGCGAAGCAGAGCTGTCCTTTATCTTAATAATTGTGTTAGCACCCATACCACTCAGGGTGATATTGTCGTGTACCATTATTTCGCCGTCGATAACGTAAGTCCCCTCAAGCAAGAGCACTTCTCCACCTCCGGCGGCCACCGCAGCGTCTATCGCGGCGTTGATGTACGTCTCGGCAGTGGTTGAACCAATAGGCACGAGGTAGTCCGCCCCAATGGCGTGGATTGACGTGCCGTCAACTGCCACTGTAACCGTCACGGTAATAGCGCCAAAGTCGGTCTTAGCGGCATCGTACTGCCCCTCCATATTGTTGAGCTTGGTAGCGGTTATACTGTCATTATCTAACCAGGTTGTTGGTGCATAAGTCATGTTGTGTGAACCTCCCATGTGATTGTCATTGAAATACTAGTGGTTTTACTTACAGGGGGGCTTATCAATACCCTCGCAAAAAGAGAGCCTAACGTCGAGGCATTGAAAAGCCCTGCTTCATTCAATGTAACTGGCTGCGTCGTGGGATATGCGGTAGGGATATAACATTTTATTGTGATAACGCCTGTCGAGGTATGGCCTAAGTAGGTTATCATATCACGGTAAACCTCGGTGCCAAGGATAGTATCGGCGACAGTGGCTGCAGTGTCCCCTGTGCCGATGGCGAAGTGCGTCAGCCTCACAGTCGTGCTGTCCTTGTCTTTGAGTCGGTTTACCATAAGATCCAGGCCAGCGTTGGTGATGAGGTTATGAGCCGTCTGTGTGGAGACCATATCTTCAGTGGCCTCTGTAAAGTACTGACCTGCGCGAATCCTGTGTTCTATTTCTTCCTTTGATGTATTGTAGAACCTTGCTAGTTTGTCTACGTCATACGTTACAATCGTTACATTGTCGTTACTTTTTGAGTTTAACTTGTACATTCACTGAACCCCACTTTAGCATCGGTTGAGGCGAGATGTGCGGGTGCGCCGTTCGTCTGTGAGAATAACTCGTGGGCATCTACGGTTATTACATCCTTTGTTACAAGGAGTAGGGTAGTACCCTCATTGATCTTGAACGTCCTCCCCTTGGCGGCCTCATCTGTAAAGAACTTTGTCCAACCCCCAAGAGATTCACCGGAGACCGCCGTAACGTCATACGTGAATAAGACAAAACTTTCATCACTTGTTGAAACTTCTGTGATAAGGTATGAATCATTAATACCAAGGTAAGGGAGATTAATAGTGATAAGTTGCCCCGCCCGAAGACCAGCGACGTGCGATGTGAACTTTATTGTCTCAGGGATATCTCCATACTTGTCAAGTAACCGCGTTGCCTTATCGTGTGCCCACGACGTATCATCGAGTGTGCCGTCGTTTTCTATCGCTTCATAGACGCCAGTACCATCGACCTCAAGTGCTAACCGAGCGGCCTGTGCCACCGTATCATCAAAAGAGTCTAAGATGGGGAACTTATGCTGGTAGGTCACAGAGAGCTTCTGGTTCTGGGTAAGTGGAACTCCACGGGCTACAATTGAATATCGCCACTTTTCAGCATAGTAATTGGCCTTTAACTGGTCCTCAGTTACAAGAGCAGAGATCTCCTCTTCTGAAAGTTTATGAAAGACGGGTAGGGCCGCCATACGCCATAGTCTAAATAGAAGGAACGCGCCATCGAACCAGCGGTCAAATGTAGCTCGGTTGCCAATATAAGCATCATAACTGCTATCACTGTTGAACGCCCACACCGCACCACCACTCCCATCAGTGAGTGTCTGTTTGATGTTGTTGATGTAAACGGTCGGTAGGTTAGTTACTTTAGAGGCGTCCCACACGATCTGAATATGGTAATACTTCCCTGCGGTGAAGGTGTTAAGGGGGGTACTATATTGTTTGTAACCACCACCCACACCACTACGATAAATGACTAGATTTTTGTTAGTGTTATTGATGTATATAGTGTGAACGCCACCCTTATCCCAGAGCCGTGCGTCTTGCTGGAAGCCGTTGATATAAACGATAAATTCAAAGGTGTGTTCACCTAAGTTGTCAATGGGTATGTCATGGGGGATCTTGATGTAGTCTGCGGCAAGGTCAAAGCGCCAGTGACCGGCCCCCGTAGAAATAGGCATATAATCGTTTTCGTAAGCAACAGCGTCACAACCAATGGCATGTTCTGTTTTATTCGTGAGGGTCGTACCACTGGTTTCGGTAAAGTCATACTCGACCGTACAAAATTCACGATATACCTCAAACTTTTGTGCCTGTGTTAGGGTGTCTGAGTTGTCAGACCAGTACCAGTCCTTATCCTCATCGACGCCCTGGATGCCGGTGGTCTGGGCAACGGCATCTACGGTGACGGTTGGCACAGCGCTGATTTGATATAGTAATTTAAACGAGGTGAGTTTGCCATCACCAAGGAACGCCTCGGTGCGGGGTGCGCTTAATTGGTCGCCACCCTGGATCCACTGCCGGTTACGGTACTGGGTTGCGGTCCTGTTGATGCTGAGGGTGATATAATTACAATCTACGGTGGTGAGTGGAAAGTCCGCTATATTGCTGATTCGATCAAAGAAGTGCAGTTCTTTATCATAGTCTATATACCATGAAAACCCACACTGTTCGGCAATCTGGTCAAGAGCATCAGCGACCGTGCAGTAGTTGAAGACTGCTTTGTCAAGCGTGATGCCTGGTTCAACATGCCCCCCACTTGCGAGCTTTACTGCCACTACACCTTCACCAGCCATAAAATACTGGTTAATGTGGAGCACGATGTCATCGGCACTCATGTCCTCATAGTTCCACGCGATGATGTGGCGAGTGGCATACGTGGTATAATCAGCGCATTTATATTTGTACTCGTATCCAGTGACGTTGCCACCAAGTTGTTCATCGTCACGGTCAGTAATAAGCCCGCTATACACGTGTGTGATCGCGCCCAGAGTACTCTTAACATAAATATCAACGGGCTGACCTACTTCTCCTGCGAAGGAACTTGTCTTGTGTCTTGTTGTGAATGTACAGGTGTTGCGCCCGTCTAATTGGTCAACGATCTGCACCGAGTCAGGGGCTATCGTTGAGGTCTTGTCAGAGCCGTTTATAATAACATTAATACCACATTCATAATCGGGGGTCGCGGTGATTCCTGCAAAAGCGGTGAAGGTGGCTCTAGCAGTAACCCCTGGAACAGTGACATCTATTATAGAAAGGTTTTCAGTAAGTGTGCATATAGCCTCGACTCCTAAGACTGAAACGTCTACGTCGGTAGTATTCGCAGTGAGGGTGCCTGTGGCTGTGACACCTGGAGCGGTATAGCCTATCCCAGCAACGTTAGCAGTGAAGATACCTGTGGAGGTCTCGCTTGGGACACTAACACCTACTAACGGGATACGCGCTGTAAAGGTGGCATGTGCGGTTGGCGTTCCTTGAGGCACATCTCCAACGTTTGCAGTAAATGTACTGTGAGCCGTCACCCCAGGAATTGATACACCTATAAGGGCGGTGTTGGCTGTGAAATTATCTTTAGTTGCTGTAACTCCGGCAAAAGTGACATTATTACTACCAAAAGCAACATAATTTATCTCTGTCGCTACAGCGTTATTAAGAGTCCACGTCGCCGTAAAACTATTAAGGGCAAATGTGCCAAGAGTACAATATGCATCCTCTGTATTAGAATCACTATTATTAACGATTAGTGCTTTTGCCGCACTGTTAATCTGGTAATTAATAGTAGCATTAACATTGTCTTTATCTGACCCCACCTCGCATGTGTTGTTGGTTCCGTCACCGGCGCCAATACTCCAGCGACATCCTGCTTGTCGGGTCTTTTCACTATATGTATGTGCGTCCGTCGTAAGCAGCACCGCACCAGGTGTAGAACCTGTAAGGGTACTTAATGGAACTACGTCTGTTGACCCATTTGCGCCTGTTGTTTTTGCCCACGAACCGACCTCATAATTACCACCTTTTATACAGAGCGCACCAACGTATCGAGCACTTCCATCAGCAACACCGTATGTAATAGTAAATCCGTCATTGTCCATTGAGGTAAACGCGGCGCGTTGGGTTACTGTAGCGGTTTCATTAGAACCGATGTAACAATTCGCAGTAGACTGAATAGTCCCCGTTGCTGATGGGTGGGCACCGTGAACAGAATACGCATACCTAGCCCATTGGTTGCCGTACTTATCAAACGCACCCATGCATTGCGCGAAACCCGTGGAAATACGCGCTTGAGTATCCTCATCACCAATTAGAATAACCAAATCAGGTTTGAACCCGACACCTGTGACAGCTTTTGTTGTTGCAGTTGTAGGGGATACAAAAGAAACCACTGCGGCATTTGTTATATCAGTGCCGCCTAAAGCGAGGTACATGATGTTGTGGTTCGCTTGTCCTGCTGTTGTCCAGTTAACCGTGAACCCGTCATTATCGAAAGTTGTTAGGGTAAAAACACCATAGGCAGTTCCATCCCATTCACTACCATATGCCTTATCTGAGTAAAAGAGTCTGTGACTGTGGGATGATACTGTTTGGTTATATGCCAGTGAGCCACCCACCGTCGCATATTGTGAGGCCGACGCAGCAAATCCAAGACCAGTTTCAGTTGCAGTGTGCCATGCATTTACGTCAGAACACCCCTGACTATAAAAGATGACGGCTTTCGGTTTGAAACCCACGCCCGTATAGCTTTGGCTACCTGTGGAAGATTTCTCTGCTATATAACCAGTGTGTGTGAGAAATGTCACGTTGTCTACCTTTATTCTAAGCCATCAGCTAAGGTGTGTACATATAAACCGCGTAAACTACCCGCAGGGGTCATACGACCCCACTTATGGTGTAGCTAGGTTAAACCAGCCAGTAGCCGGAGCTGCAACCGTAAATAGACCACCCTGGGCCGCCTTATCAGAAGTCCACGTTATGAATCCTACGAGGTATTTTGTACCAGTGTTCTTGTATATAATCGCGGTGCGGACGCCTGTAAACGTTGCGCCCGTCCACGTAACATCACTACTTGTGAGCTTCGTGTAAACGTTCGGGTCACTTCCAACGAGGCTCGGATCTGCTACTATTGTTATTGGATTTCCGCCTTGGGTGTACCCATTGGCTGACGCCAGTTCTTCCGTGTTGCTGTACACCTCATCAGTGGTTTGGGCCGGAGTCAATGCACTCGTGTAGAGCGCCATATAAAACGTCGCCGTCGTTGTCTTCCATACAAAATCGCCTTGGGCGAAGTGTATCCCTGCTAGATCATACAAATGTGCTACATCTACCATTTTTTAAATCACTCTCTTTTTTTGTTTTATTTTGATCAGATAATCCCACGTTCATGCTTGATCGTGTCGGCTATTGTTTTAGCGAGTTTGCGGGCTGCTCGGTCATCAAGGATTGTATTTCCTGTAACATTAATTTCTATAGAACTAGCGACCCCTGTTGCACCAGCACCGATGCTCGCCCCACCACCTAACTTTGGTAATGCCTGAAGCACCCACGGCTGTATTGCCCACCAGTACTTCTGTGGTATGACTGCTTCTGGACCGGCTTCGCCAATCACGGCGAGTTGGGGTTTGCTAGTCATATACGCCGGAGCTTCTTCTCCGTAGGCGCCGGTGGCTAAAGATCTGAGCCCATCTGCGAGCGCTAATATCCCTGATGCATGCGCACCAGTTGCTCCTGCGGATTCTGCGGCTGGTGAGCGATACTTCATCGGATCGACAGGTGTTGGTGGGGTAGGTTCCGTGCGCCACCCCAATTTATTTGCTACTGCTTTACCCCAGCCAATAAGTGCCCCCCCTGCAAGCTTTAGCACGCCAAAAATGTCAATCGTAAGAGAAGGCAAACCCCCTAAGATCCCTTGCCAAATCCCCTGAATGTTGATACTATGGAGTGCGTTCAACCACGCATCTGCCACGCCAGTAGCAAATGACCAAATTTGTGCTGAGGTGCTGTGTATAGCGTTAAGCCAGCTATCAGCGACACCCGTGGCGAAGCTTGCGATCGCTGTTGCAGTGTTGTGTACTGCGTTAAGCCATGAATCAGCAACACCTGTGGCGAAGCTTGCGATCGCTGTTGCAGTGTTGTGTACTGCGTTAAGCCACGTATCTGCGACACCAGTCGCCCAGGACCCTATTGCTGTTGCGGTGTTGTGTATTGTATTAAGCCACGTGTCAGCAACGCTGGTAGCCCAACTTGCTATTCCAGAAGCAACATTGTGTATGGTGTTAAGCCACGAGTCAGCAACAGTTGTGACAAACGATCCGATTGCTACGGCAATATTAATGACGGTGGTTTTTAATGTGTCAAGCCATTCGCCACCTTGCTTGATGATGTTTACAGTAAAGTCAACAACCTTCCCAGTAAAGTTGCTGATCCATTCTCCACCCTTCTTAAGGATATTTACGGTAAAGTCTACGACCTTTCCAGTGAAGTTGCTAATCCATTCTCCACCCTTCTTAAGGATATTTACGGTAAAGTCTACGACCTTTCCAGTGAAGTTAGCAAGCCACTCACCACCCTTCTTAACAATGTTTACAGTGAATACAAGGAACCTACTGGTAAGATTCTTAAGTGTATTAATGAACTCGCCGCCTTTTTGTACAACCTCTACAGCTAAGTTTGCCGTTCCTTTTGATATGAAGTCCCAAACAGCACCGGCGACTGGTACAAATTTTGAGGCAATAGATATCACCGCCTGGTTAGCTACACCTTTATTCTGACCAGTACCCCACTGCGAACCATATCCTTGGTTTTCCTTTGTCGGACCACCAAACAACCTATTTATTGAAGCCCAAGGTTCGCCGTTGGGGTCAAATATGCCGCCTTTTAATGAAGACGCAGATGAGAGGTCTGGCACCTGGTTCCCTATTGGTTCCCCTTCCTTCTCTATATTCTTTCCAGTACCAAGGATGGCATTTTTAATAACCTCACTCCATTTGATATTTGCCATGGCATCTTGGACACCTTTAACAAAGCCGGTAACAAGGGCGTCACCCGCGTCTTCACCGGCCTGGCTTAGTTTAGTCCAACCGGATGTCTTTGTGCCATAGGGACTCGCACCAGTTGTTCCGACGCCCCCTGCCGCAAAAATTGGTGAATTTTGATCAGGAGGTGCGCCCCCCTTGTCAGTATCTGTCCCAGAACCAGTACCGAACAGGGCGTTTATACCCGAAGTGATCATGGTTCCTAATATGTTACCTATGAAAGTTCCAATGGCCGTCCAATTAACATTATTCTCCATATAGTCGGCAATCTTTCCAGCAAGCGGCTCAAGCCCGTCCATTACAAGTTGCCAGAGATCACCAAGCCCATTCTGGAAACCACTAAGGAAACTGGTAGCGGCATTTAATCCAGTTTGGAAAAGAGAAGAGCCCCCTGTTGTACCACCTGTGGGTATAAGCTCACCTAGGCCACCAACGAGGGTATTAAGGGCAGTCTTTATAGCATTTCTAATAGCTAAACCAATCTGGTTCCCAACGTCATCCCACGTGACACTGTGTATCCAGTTGATTAGGCTGGTCTTGATAAAGTCCCATACGGGGCCAACTATACCTTGGGCGGTCTGGATCCCTTGTTGAATCTTGAGGGGTATGTCTGCGGCAAGTTGCGCCCAGTTGACACTAGCCTTCCAGTTGTTGAAACTCGTAACGATGAAGTCCCAGACAGGACCAATGGTGGCCATGCCAAGTTTAATGGCATTTATGATCGCATTGGGTATATCTTGGGCAAGCTGACCCCATGGGACGCTACCCATCCAAGTTTTGAAACTTGTTACAATGCCATCCCACACAGGACCTAACAGGCTTTGAAGTTCTTTTATCCCGTTGATGATCCCATTGGGTATATCGTGTGAGAGTTGCTGCCAGTTGACACTTTTCACCCAGTTAGTGAAGCTAGTTTTAATCTCATCCCATATTGGACCCCATGTATTCATGAGGTCTTTAACACCCTTTTGGATCTCCTCGATTATCGTTTTCCCAACAGAGTGCCAATCAATCTTCTTTAAATCGTTAAAGAGATCGTCAAATCCTTTCTTGAGTTCAGCAAGCCCTTGCTTCCACTCACCTTTTGTAAAGAATCCAAAAGCAGCGGCAACGTGACCGCCGAACGCCATAAGATCACCCGCGAGAGTCCCAAGGATCCCACGGAACGTTGCCGATTGCGTGTATGCTAAAGCAAATCCTGCGGCTAATGCGGCCAAAGCGATGACGATGGGTGCGAGTACAAGTCCAATAGCGATAATGGCGGGGGCTAACGTTATCATTGCCCCTGCAAATGCAAGAGCCCCCATAGCTATCGTCGCAAACGAGGAGATCAAGAGACCAATAACTATTAAGAGCGGTCCGACGATAGCGGCAAGCCCTGCTATAATAATAAATGCGTTTTGAATGGGTTGGGGGAGTGAAGTAAAGGCGCTTACAAGTCTAGTAATTCCACCGATTATCTGCTGGATGACGGGCATGAACCCTGTCAAGACGCCTATAACAGCAATACCGAGCGGAGCAAGTGCAACCTCGAAACCGTGTTTTAACTCCTCAAGCTTCTGGAAAAAGTATTTCGTTGCATCGGCGGCTGCATCCAGGCTTACAGGAGCCTCATTAAGCATTGACAGGAAATCTTTAAAGTCGAGACGCCCTTCTCTTATGGCACCGATAATTTGTGCTGAGAACCTATTACCAAAGACAAGTGCAGCGTCACCTGCTGTTATTGAACCATCCTTAATGCCTTGGAAAAAGGCAGCCATTACGTCGCCAGAGTCCTTGGCGCTACCCTTCATCTTTGTTAGCTCAGTATTAATGGCAGCTACGACAGGGGCCATCTGCTTCGATGCACCCGCAGACCCAGTCATTGCTTTTGTGAGATTTGACCAGCCGTAGTCCATCCCACGCATAATATCTGATGTGCTAATGCCCACCTCGTTTAAGGATGAGAACAGGGCAATAGTCTCAGGGAGGGTGAACCCATACGCCTGTCGCATCACCTGCCCCTGTTTATCAACGTCGTTGGTGAGCGTCGTTATTGGGACGTGGGTTTTAGTATAAGCGGTATAGAGTAAGTCAAGGGTTTTCGCAGCCTCAGAAGCTGGTACTTTCCATTGTAATAACATTGAAGAGACATTCTCAGCCAGCTTTTGAGGTGCCTCTTGCGACATTCTGGCGAGGTCTAAGAATTTCTTTGAGGTTTCTGGGATGGCGTAATTGAGCTCATTGAGCTTATCATAAACAATAGAGATAACCTGAGCGACTTCTTTTGCGCTTTGGGGTACATGACTAAAGACGGTGTCGAACCCGCGTTTAAGCTTCTCCAGTTCGGCACCAGTTGTCCCAGTCTGTGCCTGAATGTCTTTGTAAGCGCCACCCACCGTGACTGCGCTCTGCACGGCGGCAGCACCAATAGCCATTATAGGCAGGGTAATGCCAGCGGTCATGGCAGCGCCGACAGCGGTAAAGCCAGCGCCGATGGTCTGTAGGGCGGTCATCTCCGTCCTTAACTTACCAAATGCTGCGACAACAGGGGTGATATCCCCCGTCACCCGCACTACTAAATCCGCTAATACATTGCCCGCCATGTTACCTCTCTTCTGTTATACCCGCCTCTATCAGGAGGGGGGTGATATCGTCGTCTCCCTCTGCTTTTTTGGGCTTGAACACATCTTTAAAGATCTCTTTCAGCTCAGCGACTTCCGCAAGTTTCTCTTCTTTCGTTCTACTGTCACCGAGTTCATTAGTAGCCCCAATCTTGGTTGGTTCTGTCTGGACTGACCGTAAAACAGGATAGAGTGGTCTGCCAAGTAACTGTTCAAACTTGAGCTTTTCTGAACCCCATGCTTTCAAAAGAAGGAAAGTCTGCGCTAGGGCATCTTCTCGTTCGCGCTCTTTACGCCAGACCCAACCGTCGTACATATCGCACAGTTCCCCCACAGTCAGTTCGCCAAGTTTATCCAACTCGTGCGGACCGAAACCGAGAGGGCCAAATGCTACCTCAAAAATGAGATCCCAGTTGGTCTTGAAGTCAGTGTCAGTAATTACTTTTTTGGGCGATCTTTACCCTCTTCTACGATATCCTCTTTCGGGACCCGCTGGCGGTTGCTCATCGCAAGGGCTTCGGTGATGTGCGGCATTATCGCGTCGGTGTCAGACAGGTCAAACAGGGCACCCACATCTTCACGTGTGAGTTCCGGTTGTCTTGCCTTTAGTCCAACCCAGATAAGGTCACGAAGCATACCAATGCGGAAGGAAACATTGACGGGCATCCCAGCCTCATCAAGGACAAACTTTCCTTCAGCGTTGATACTAGGGGAGAATATTTCGAGGATGCTCTTATCATAGAGGTCCTCAAAGTCAGCCAAGGCGTTAAGGTCATACCTTAATTTAAACTCCTTAGGCTCACCGTTTTCGTCAGTTGCTTCAACTACGACTTCATTTTTGAGTTTCTTCATTGTTTATAACCTTCTGGCTGTGAAGGTTATGCGGGATTAGTCTAGCGTTGGCCCTTTCTTGACTAGGTAAAACGCACAGTCTGATTCTGTGGCACTCCAGTCGATGTGTACAAGTCCAGCCGTGTCGTTAAAGTGTGCCGTGCTGAACGGGCCTATGACGTGCGCTTGCGCGTGGGTCATCGTATATGTCGTGGTGTGGATGACTCCATAGATACAGGCGTTCTGTCCGGTTATGGTGAGTACTGGATCTACTGCCGCATCGGTGTTGTGACAGAAGATAAGTACCGTTCCATCGTTTGCGAACGTGTGCCCGTCTGTGTTTGCCGTCGAGTAGGTTGTTCCCGTGTCTATCCGTGCTCCGGCCTCGGAGCTCGTCTTTACTGTTAATGCTGCTTCTGCTGCCATTTTATCTCACCACCTAACCCATCGTAGCTCCTTTCTTAAAGGCCAAACACATTGTACTGGCATCCGTTTCACTCCACGTTATGTGGACCAGCCCAGTATCATCGTTAAAGTGCCCTGTTGAGAACGGTCCGATCAGGTGCATCTGAGCTAGGGTACACGTATAAGTCCTGCTGTGGCTAACGCCATAAGGGCAAGTTTTTGCAGGTGCGTAAACCACCGTAAGTATTGGACTCTTGGCCCCTGCGCTATCGACTAACAACATAACAGTGCCGTCGTTCGCAAAGGTTGATCCTGCCGCGTCACACTGGAGCATGTGATCGTCTATCCGGTGTCCTGCCTCGGTCGATGTCGTTATAGTGAGTACAGATTCTGTCATCTTTTACTCACTTCCTCAGACCTTGACCAATGCGCCAGTACCTTGTAGACTGATTGCTGCGGTGTAAAGGCCGCCGTCCGGTGCTGAATATTTCAGTGATTTTATAACTACTGTGCCTGTCCATTTGGTTGCGCTTGCTGGCGTCTTTACCGCTATTGGTATAGTCGTTCCTGCAAGCCAGTGGGTCTCAAGGTGCACGAGTGCCGTGTCCGTCTCAACGATAAGTGCGTCGGCGTCAACACTCCAGTCCTTGTAGCCAGGGATGTATGACTTCCATAGGTTAGCGCCACACGCCTTGTACGCTGCGTCAATAGTATCTGAACTCATGTTCAGCGTGGCGTTCTTTTGCATCCCCACTTCAACATAGTTGCCCGCATCGGTCGTGTCGACCGCTAGTAAAATACAGGCACCATTTATTGCTGTCATTTTCTAACTCTCCTCTTTATGTCTCTATATATTGCATTTTAAATCTGAAGTACACAATCTGGTGTGCCTTCGTCGCATCAAAGCGAAACTTCCTACTCCCGTCTAATCCGTGGCTCACTAACTTCCAGTTAGGGTCCCCGAACATGAATGGCGCTCCTGAAAGTGCGCTGAACAGCTCACCTTTCAGACCGTCGATCTGGTCATAGCCATCCTCCATAGTGAAGATGTGAAATGTTATGACAAGCTCAGAACCGTTACTAAGTTTCGTATAAAACTCGTTCTCGGTGCTTTCTCCAATAATCATATATGGGAAGTTCTTGTTGCGTGGTGCATTGCCGTTATAAACAGGACAACTTACCTCGTCGCTTAGACGCTTGTTTAGCACTCTACGAAGTGCAAGCTCCGCGCTGTGCTCCCATACAAAAGGTTTATTTACCATCTTTTTGTTCTCTCTGCCCCCTACTTCATATTCCTGAAACAATCGCAGACAACTCGACAACCTTGGCTTGGATTGCTGGTTTGCTCTGTTCGACTGCTGGCATGACGAATGGTTGTGCGTCAACACCCTCTTCCGTGATCTTTGCCACGATTGCCTCAACAGTCATTCCTTTGTCCTCTGCCCAAGCGTAGAGTGCGCCCCTGGGGGGAACGTGTGGCGGTGCGCCGAACTCCATGTAGTATGCGTACGGAACGTGCGGCCCTACCTCAACGGTGTTATAACTGGTCTTGTCGACACGGATGCTTGCTTTGAGTTGCCCTGTCCATTCTGGGGCAAGTTCACGCATCCTTTCAGCTAAGATCTCGCCAGAATCTCTCACAGCTCTGTCTTGGAAAACCACCATTTTGCCAAGAAATGTGGTGATCCTCCCAAAGGCTGATTCAAGGCCACCTATCGTAGCGTTTAATAATCCCATTTTAAGCCTCTGGTAGTATTTCTTTGACGAAAATATTGAGTTGTGTGTGTCTGTTCTGGGGGTCTAGGACGTAGAGGGGTGTGAAGTATCTGTAACGGCTATACGCCGTGTCATATATCCTCAACTGCATCGTCGTGTCAAGCTGGTCAGTAAAGCGCATGTTGATCTGGTGCGTGGCTTCGTGTCCTGCCTGGAGGGTCCTGAATATCTCAGTCCCCGTAAGGGGGGTTAGTTTTCCACGCATCGTGCCAATGGACTCCCAATTGGAAGTCACAGAGCCGGTATCAGACCGACCCTCGGTGCTTTGCATCAGGTCAAAGGTATCGCGCAGTGAGCCTATTGATGGGCTAAGAACTGGCCTACCGAACGGAACAAGGTTTGCTAATGATTCAGGAGACTGAGATGATCTCGGTCTGCGTCCTGCTATACTAATCGCCCCCGTCTTAATGGACCGACAAGTTGCCGGATCCCTGGTGGGATCACAAACGACTCACGGTTCTCGTAGTGGCTTGTCGCTGCTATCCTAATCCCTATCAAAAAGGGATCTGGGATAATGCTCGTGTCAGTGTATCCTGTCGTGTAGTCTATGGTGTACCTGCCACCTACCTCTGGACTAACGAAGATCACATCTTCATCCTCAAAGCGATAGTCCGTCGTAACGGCCAGCGTTGTTGAGGTGCCCGTATCGTCCATGAATGTTATTGTATTCACACTCTGGATAGGAGGACGCGGCAGGGTAATTCTGTCCGGTGTTTCACCTTCAACCGGCGCGATGAGTTCATCTGGGGTGAAAGACACCTGCCACGTTTGGGTAAGTATCGAAACCTTTGCGTAGTTCTCAATGAACTGCCGTGCAGTTGTGATGTAACTGTCGATCAGCGTGTCATCAGCAGTGCCTGTGAGGATTAGATCTGCTTTGACCTGTTCCTTTGTCACCGGCTCTGACTGAGCATCAACTCGACGTCTTAGACGCATGGTAGAACTCCGCGTATCCCTTTTTCACAAGGGCTCGTGCGATGTGTGTGGGAAAGTTGTACACAATCCCCTGCACGTAGCCCGTTTTTCGTATTTCACCCTCCTCATCTTCTACCTCAGAAAGGTAGAGATCGCGCAGCATCAAGACACGATTGCCACGGGGCATGTATCGCCTGCTTATGGCACCGTGTGTATGCCGCCTCTACCTTGGTATCTCGTGTGTCCTTGGATCACCGTTACACCGGCAAGTCCAGCTTTGTCACCAGCAGAGGTTATGTGCAACCTTGCGTAGCGCTTGCTGCCTTTATAAGCGAACATTACTGCTCGCCCACCGTCAGCTGCGGCTGAAAGCGTTAGCGTTTGTGATGTGTTAGCGACCTCTACATACTTGGCCGCCACTAAAGCGCTGTTATCACTCACCGCGAAGATCACGTCATTCGGAACGCAAACCGCTGCACCACTGGCGCCTTCTGCACCGGCAGCATCTGCATCCCACACCTGGATAACCCAGTTCACGTCAGCAGCTATCACGCCGAGGTCTAGCACGAACAATGTTGATTCATAGTTCTGCGTGTCAACGTTAACGACAGCGGCTACAGTCGCGGTTGGTGTGGCTAAGTTAACTGGGGCAATCCACGTACTAAACTTCAACTCGTGGAGTTCTTCCTTATTTCCCATTTTTTATTCACCTTTATCTATTTTGAGTCTAAGATTTCGAGCCAATGGTCGCAATCCTCAGCAGAGCCATTATAGGCGCTTGCTATTGCGAGATGCTTGTCTCGTTCAGCAATCATCTGGGCTTTGCGGGCTTCAACCATACTTTTCGTTATCTGCATCTTTTCACTCGTTTGCATATTTTATTCAGGCTGAGTTAAAAAAAAATAACTCAGGCGTAAGCACCCATCGTAACCTTGGCTTTCTTGCCAGTTGACGAAAGTAGGTAAAGATCACCCTCAGTATTGGCGCTCACGTAAAGCGTGTAGAGGTTTGCCGCAGGAGTTGCTGCTGGGCTTGTGTCATTACAGAACCCAAATTTACCTATCCTAGTCACGTCCGTCTCCGTTGGGTCAATCGTCATTGAATTTGCCAATGTTACGATCCCAGTGGTCCCTGCAACGACTAGTGTCGCTGCGCCATGAGGCCCCATACTAACGTTACCGTTGAGTTCAGAGGTTGTCGTAACGCGCAGCGTAGTGACGGTGCTTGCGACATAGCCAGCGCACGAGAACGTAGCGCCAGCGTCTACCGTAAGAGTGCTGCCCGTGGCAAAAGTCATCGTATCTCTAGTTGCAGACCATTTTGTACTTGGTACTGGCATGATGACCTCTCCTTACGCAGCTTCAATGCGAATACACTTTGCAGCGTCGAAATCTATAACGTCGCCACCCACACCGAGACGTTCCGTCTTCAGTATGATACGGCCAAAGTCTGTGACCTCATCACGCACAACAAATGCGCCCTGAGCGTCAACGATCTGGTAAAGCTGCTTGAAGTCACCGTAGAATATAACATCGTGGCCCGCAACGTACGTCGGCATGTTGTACATGAAGTACACTGGCTTACCGAACAGCGTTGGTTGCGGCTGCTTTGCGATGTCTGGCTCTATTAAGTAGTGACCAATTGCATCACCGATCTTACGGAGTGTGCTGAACATACCGCGAGTCATAAGCCAACTTGCACCACCCTGATATTGATCCAGGAGTGCGTCCTGTGCATTGATTAAACAATCAAAGTCCAGAATGAAGTTTGCATTTCCACTCGGTACGTGGTTGATGTTGCCCGCTGTACTGTGTGTAACAATTCCCTTCGGTTGCCCTACGCCAGTTCCAGTAAGGAACGCATTGCCCTCTAAGAGGCCAAATGCCTTGGCGTACTTGCCTGTGAGCCACTGTTCAACATTGAAGTTAGCGAGTCTCGCCATCTTCTGCGTGAGCCTTGGGTAGACATACATTGGGTGCGTTGGGATCTCCCACTTGTCGATCTCAGGGGTTGCCCGCTCAACAGGTGTCCCACGTTCTGTAGTCCATGCCGCACTAAGGGTTCCATCTTCATAGAATCCCTCAAGCGTGTCGCCTTCGCTAAGTGACATAACACTCGCGAGTTGGCGGAACGGGTCAACGTAGACCATGTCCTCAAGGATACCTGACATCGTGGTAGTGGGCATCCAGTAACCGCCGGTTCGGAGGTTATCGCTCATCATTGCCTTCTGTTCAAAGGTGCCAAGCTCTGCAAACACTGACTGGTCATAGTTGGTTCCGTGCGAAACAAAGCGCCCGAACTCCTTGACCTGTAACTGGCTGAGCTCTTCCTTTGTGCTAAGCGACTTGTCCGTGCGATTAAGACTTGTCATGACTTCTTCGAGCTTCATTGTCAGAGCAGAGACCTCCTCTTTTTGCGAGGTCGTTAACTCATCCTGGGCCGTGATTTTATCATCATAGGCCTTGAAGCGGTCATGCAACTCTTTAACACTCGTAGTTGCAGCCCCCAGCTCCTTTTTTTGTAGTTCTATTAGTTCTTCTATTGTTGGAGTTGTTTCATCCATAGTTTCACCTATTTAGGTGGTTTTTCTGAAAGGAGCGTCAAAATAGCCTCCTTCAGTTCCTTCGTTTTTAAAATAAGTCCCTCTTCTGCTTTCAGAACTGCTGCCAGTTCTTCTTCCTTTTGTGAGAGGCCTGGTTCTGTTTTGTTTGGTTTAGAATCAGTATCTTCATCGTAGTCGCTGTCTTCATAGTCCTCTTCTTTAACTGAGGTGAAGCCAGCGTTAAGGTTCGCTGGAAATGGGGTAATAGAAGCTTCATAGAGTCCCCCACGTTTGATGTGGCGGATCTGTCCGTCAAAATAATCTTCTTCGGTTAAGTAGCCTGGTGAAAGCTTCAGTATCCCCTTTTTCATCAAGGAGTGGATCTCTTGAGCTCGCTTTACAGTAAGGTCAAGATCACCTTCCACTAAGAAGCCATAATCATCTTCTTTATACCCTGTGATGGCTCCAAGCGGTTCGTCGCGGTTATGTCGATAAAAAATAGGCATCGGGTTAAGTTCGACAGTCCACGCCCCTTTATCTACAATGTCCTGTTGTTTGTCTACATCGTTCCAAACTGACAAATAGCCTTCAAAGTGCCCTGCCTCTCCATCAAGAGACTTTATTTCGAGAGGATATTCTAAGTTAGTTTCTAGTTTCATTTTAAAACACCAGGGCTAGGGAGTATAAAATATACACTCACGTGACATATTGTAAGGCGCACCGTATCTATGTGTCGGTTTTTGACCTATTAAAGACTAATACATCAAAAAGAGTAATATCCCTTTGAGTATGTGCCACGCCACTCAAGTGGGGTGCCGTGACGAATTGTTTTGAGTGAAATTCCAGACTTGTTGTTCTTCCAGAGCACGAACACTTCCTGAAAGGGG